TTCTAGCATGGTAAAATAGGATTTACTGCTATTACTGATGTCCGCTTCCTGAGCATTGGCAACTAATAGTTATTGGCTGGCTAGTTGGATTAGCTGGAAATAATTGTCGTCTGCAATGATTTATTAGCTCAGCTTGGCTGTATTTACCTGTTAAAGGCAATGGCGGCGCGGGCTTATGGCTTTTTTGTACCGGAATTTCATCGCCATAGGATTGTCCGGAATAAGAATGGATTGTTGGTTGTTGTTTCATGGTTGTATTATAACTCATCTTGACTATCTTTGCTAAATGATTCTACCCATTCTTTAGCTGCCTCGCTATGCTCAATATAATTTTCCGATCTACTTGGGTGTCTTAATTTACGTAAAGCTTTAGCTTCAATTTGCCTAATGCGTTCACGATTGATTCCGAATATTTCGCCAGCTTCTCCAAGGCTATGTTCTTTATTTCCATTAAGACCAAACCTTAAATTTATAACTTTCTGTTCTCTAGGCGTTAATGTTTCTAAGTTTTTATTATGTATTGTTTCTAATTGCTCTATGTCTAAACGCTCTTCCATACTTAATTGATTTAAGTTTGCATTTTCCAACATAGCGCAATATGCCTCGACTTCTTTTTCTCCTAATTCAATATTTTTTTGTATTTTATCTCGGCTGTATTTTTGATTTTCGGTAAAAAGGTCATCTACTGCAACCCCTAAAACATCGCAAAGCTTAAGCGTTCGACGTGTATAATTTCCCTTTTTGTCAAAAATAGTTTGTGTCATTGATAAAATTCTACAAATCCAACTATATTCTATATCGTTGTCTTTAGCGAATTTTGGTATTGAATTATATCCTTTTGCCTTTATCGCAGAATAAACAAGATTATTCTTTACTTTTATTTGCAATAAATATTCTTTATCTGTTGAATTATTCATGTTAATATACAAGTCCTCATATTACGCAATCTTCATATCATGTGTTGTTAAGTTCATAGCTAAGAAGGCATGACGCAAAGCCCGGTAAACCTCCATTTGCCGGGCTTTTTATTATCTATAATTCCTCAATCTCTACGCCTAGCAGCTCAAACAACACTAACACTCCAACGTTCAGCCGCACAACTTCGCCTTTCCTAACTCTGCCAAGCATCTTAAAGAAATTAGTTTGATTCATGATTATATCTCCTATTGCATTATAAAATTATTCTTGATCGATCCCTTGGGAATAATAAAGGTATATTTATCATCTCCGTGAGGCATAGCAATCAAATACGCCCATTCTTTGTTAAATTCATATATAGATTTTATTAATTTAGGAGATTCTTTTGCAGATTCCTTGATTATAATATTATCCTCTACTTCCAGCCTTTGTGGTTTATAGCCTTCGGCGGTTTTTTCCATATAAAAATAATATTGTGTTTGGTCTATAGATCCACAGCCTATAAAGAAACTACCACTTGACCCATAGCTATTTGCAACGGCTGCCAATTGCTTGGTTTCTTGAGCTACATAATGCTCATCAAAAAATAAACCAATGATATAACACAAAAAGCATGAAAGAAGCAGAGCACCCAAAGACGATGCAAGCCAAGCAACAAAAAAATCTCCCAAACCATCATTGCAGATAGCAAATACATATATTCCCGACCAAACCAATGCTATTAATAATGCAAGTAATATAATTATCATTGTTTACACTCCACGGCTGTATCGTGTCTGGTAATGCTTATACTTTCGCAAGATGCACAAAGCATTAAAACAATTACTATAATTGTTCCGCAAATGATTAATAAATTTCCTTTGTTCATATATTAAGCCTCCAACTCTAGATCAATATATTGACCGTCTTCGGTGAAATAAAGTTCCAATTCTTGATCATCTTTTGTTATACACTTAGCTTTTAATCCCACTACAAATATTTTTTTATTACTTTCATTAAGTGTGCAAGAGCTGTGATGAAAATCTATACCAGCATATTCTAAAGCCCCGATTAAAGTTTCTTTTTGTGTCATAATTTTATATTCTCCACTAATTTATCGTTTTTCAATGTTTTTTCATCCATATAATTATCTAAAATCTTGCGTTGTTTACGATAAGCGTTGAATTGCTTAACAACTTCGTTTTTGCATTTTTCCGGATAATCAACCGGAAAGGCATCAGAATTTTTTAAAACCATTTTATAATATTTGTATGCTTGTTTTACATCGTCGGAGAGCGCAGCTAGTTTGCTACGCTCATTAATGCTTTTTTGTATTGCAAAAGGCATAATTCCTTTATTGCTTGTTATTGATATGTTCATATATTAACCCTCCTCTTGCTTGCCATAACCGCATAACTTGCAAGATACATTAATCGTTGATAGTCCCAATGGTTTATATTAACTTCATCGGTTTCTAAGATAAATGGTGTTTGCCTTAGCAATAGCTTGTGCATCTTAACTAGCAAGCCAAACCATTTAACTAGATGCATGTCCTCGTCAATCCTTAACTGAGTCGAATATTGCAAAGCATTTTTAGATTGCAGGCAAAGTCTTTCAAAGTTTTTAAATGATATACGCATTTTATTTATCCTCTTGTTATGTTAGTAAAAAACCCCTTTAATTATAGTGTATTTTTATCTCTTACTTTATGCAGTAGTGACACAATCAAGGTAGATGCTGCTTTCAAAGACTTATCTACTTCACTACACTATAAGCATATACTATCACAACGATATTAATGTGTCAACTATTTTGTAGTGGATATTTTAAAATAATTAATAATATATATAATATTAATTTATGATTAAAATAATATATGCTTGACATTTATATGTATATTGGATATATTGCTAGCCGTTCCTGAATAGAACAAAAGCTTAGAAAAAAACATTAAACCGCTCCCTCAACGATAGCGGTTTTTTTGTATTTAAAAGTAGCTAAAATTTGTTGACAATATACTATAGCAAGAAGATAATAATTCTTTTCTATGCCTTTTGGGTCTTCCTGTCTTGAGTGATTTTGAGCTAAAGCTAGTCACAATATGGGGCAGCAAACCTTCTCTTTGTGAGGGGGTTTGGGGGTGCTTCTCTCATTTTCCCTTCTGTTTTTTAGGCCATTTCTCAAGATAATAGTAAATATATAAATATAGATTTAAATATAACTTTACTTGTAGCTAAAAATATGATAAATACATGGATGTTATTATACTATAATATCAACTATTATTATGACTACTAAAACAATAAAAGTTACAGCAAATTTCAAAAAACCTAAGTCTAAATCATACAACAAGACTGATCTAAAACAAGGAATGAAAGTAGAGAAAGAACATACGACAAGCAAAAGAGTACAAAAGATAATAGCTCAAAATCATCTAGATGAGGATAAGAAATATTACAAGAAGCTCAAGAAAGTAGAGAAGAAATGAACAAACTACAAGCAATTTTATTAATGGGTTTAATGGTGGTGACTATGACTGCAAGCGCTGTGTGTGGAATGATTTACAATGAGACTGGTAACGATGTAGTGGTAAGCTATAGCGGTGGAAGTAGCTTCCCCGCTGGCTCTATAACCATACCAGCAAATGGAGTAGGACAATTGCCTACCTCAAGCGATTTATCGGAAGGATTAACTACCGTCACAATGAATGGAATTGCTTACGATGGTGTTGGTAGAAATTTAGCTCATAATTTTGTGCTGTATTTGGGTCGATCTGGTAGATTGTATGCTTCTGAAGGGGTTATAAACTTTCCGGTAATAGAGAATGAAAGCAAATAAAGACAAAGCTAAAGCCATTAAAACTGCTAAGACTTGGCTAACAGAAGCTAAGACGGACAAAGCTAATGAGCTTAAAGCAGCCAAGAAGCATAAAGCTAAGCATGAGCCAATACAAGCTAAGCTAGACAAGCAGGAAGCTCAAAGAGCAGCTAAGTTTATCAAGATAAGAACTAAAGATGTTAAGAAGCTAGAAGGTAAGAAATGAATATAGCTTGGATTGTTTGTGAATGTGGAAAGCGTAGAATGCTAAAATTTCCATTGCCACTTCCAATAGGTTACGAATGTGAAGTTTGCGGAAATAAAGAAAATTTTAGAATTAAAGCAAAAGGTTGTACTTCTTTTACCATAATACCACCAAAATGGAGAAACTATGCCAGCTAAATCAAAGAAACAGAAGCAAGCTATGGCAATTGCCGAACATGATCCTTCAAAGCTATATAGTCGTAATAAAGGCCTTAAAAAGATGTCTAAAAAGCAATTGCATGATTATGCTAGTACACCAACCAAAGGCTTGCCAGCTAAAGTCAAACCAAAGAAGGGCAAGAAATGATAGACAAACTTAGATGCCCACAATGCAATGGTAGTAAAATTGTCTTAGGTGCTGGATATATAGAGCATAAATGTGATGCTTGTAATGGCCTAGGCTTCGTTGATGAGGCAAAGGCTACTAACGTACTGCCTGATGATAAAAGTTCAACTATAGCGATTACAGAGCCTTTGGTTAAAGAAGTTAAGGCGTTAGAAGTAACAACGTCTAAGCTAGACAAGCGTTCTAAAGCTTACAGAGATTCCATAGGTAGGAAATGATTGATAATTTTTTTATATATTTCTTTTTGGCGATTATTTATTGTCTTTTAGGTTTGATATTTATTGTTGGATTTTATGTATTTTCATTATGTTTAATTCAATCTTTCAAGGATAGGGCTAAGGAAAGAAAATATATAATGGCTAGGGAACTTTATAAAAAAGATTATGGTATTGATGCACCAGAAAACGCCAATTTAATATAATGATTCGCCCTGAATGCTTTGAATATTTACTAAAGCCTTTCTCTGAAAAAGAAAAAGACCTTATCAAATGGTACTGCAAATTGGGTAAGGGACATAAAAAAGAAGCAGCCTTAATGGCTGGTTATCCTGAGACTTCAGCACAGAGAGTGGCTTTTAAGCTACTTGGTAAGCGTAATGCCCAACAATATGTAAAATCGGTAGCTATGGCGGCAGGTTGTAAGATAGGCTGGGAATATGAGGAGAAGTTAAAGAAACTAAAGCTTGTTGCAGACCTAGCTATTCCTGATGACGCAGAGACTATTGAGGACATTCATCACCAAGCAGGAATTGCAGCAATAGCAGAATCCAACAAGATGCAAGGGCATTATTCAGCAGAAAAGATAGTAAACACTAATGTTAATGTAGATGTAGACTTGCAACAAGTGCATGATCTGCTAGAAGAATACAAACGAGAATATTAGCCGTGAATAAAAAAGAAAATGCCCGATTAAGAGAATTACTTACATATCCCGATGAGGTATTAGGCGAAATATTTGATATTGACCAACATAACAAAGAAGCAGAAGCAAGTTTTAAATCTGGTGGCATATGTATTTCTCCTAAATTCGATTCTATTGGAGCTCTTAGGCAATGGATTGAGCTTTTAGTATCTTCTGAATTTGCACAAGTACCAGAAGGAGAGGCGGGAACTTTTAAATTTAGCGAGAAAGCGGCAGGCTTAAAAAATCCAGTAACATTTCATTTCCCCGAAGAATACAAACGTGAGTACTAAACATGGCAGAAATATTTGAATCTCCAGTTTATCAAACAGAACCATTATGTGGCTTTGTGTTTGAGATTAAATTATTGCGCAATGTTAAAGAGGATGTTCTAGCGCAATTAAATGCAAAGCTTGCATTGATGGATATACCAAAAATTAGATTAAATAAAAGCAGCATTTTGAGATTATGTAAATTAATAGAATCACATAGCATTTATGAGGATAAAAGAGGATTTCCTGTGGAATATCTTAATGTAACTAAAAAATGCATAAAGGAAAATAGATTAAGAGATGCGGTCATTTACATTATGAATGGCTTATACAGAATTAAAAGATGAATGATGATAATAAAGACCTAAAGCTAGAAGAAATGCGAGCTAGATGCTTAGGCTCATTGCTAGACTTTACTAGAGTATTTTACAAGATAAGGACTGGTAGAAATTTCATAGTATCGCAACCAACAGCTAGAGAATCTCATCACATAGTTATTGCTAGAGAGCTGACTAACGTATTTGATTTAAAGACCAATCGCCTTATTATAAACATAGCTCCTGGCAGCGGTAAATCTGAACTATGTAGGCATTTTATAGCGTGGGCATTAGCTCATTATCCTGATAGCAACTTTCTTTATATATCATTTTCTCATGAACGAGCATCTACTAACACAGCAATTATACGGGACATTATTTCATTACCTGCTTATAAAAAGTTATTTGGAGTCTCGATTAACCCGGATTTTAGCGCGAGGGACAATTTCAAGACTACAAAGGGGGGTAACGTAATAGCATTTGGTTCTAGTGGTTCTATTACTGGTGCTGATGCAGGACTGCCTAATCTTGATAGGTTTAGCGGGGCTTGCGTAATGGATGACATGCATAAGCCGGATGAAGTCTTTTCTGATGGGATAAGGGAAGGAGTTATTGATAACTTTAAGAATACTATCGCATTACGTAAACGCGGTCATAACGTGCCATTTATCTTTATAGGGCAGAGATTACATGAAGACGACTTGCCGAGTTATTTGATTAGCAAAGACAAGATGCCGTGGAAGACGGTTATCTTAAAGACTATAGATGATGCTGGAAACATTCTATATCCTGAGGTTTACAAACGAGAAGAGCTAGAAGGATTAGGAGATTATGCCTTTGCAGCGCAGCATCAACAAGACCCAATTCCTGCTGGTGGTGGTATCTATAAGCCTGAATGGCTTAAGCTAATGGATGAAGAGCCTCCAATAATAGCTACATTCATAACTGTAGATACAGCTGAGACCTCTAAGACCTATAACGACAAGACAGTGTTTAGTTTCTTTGGGCTTCATAAGCTCCAAAATGACTATGCCGAGATAGACGATTACGGATTGCATTGGTTGGATTGCTTAGAGCTATCAGTTGAGCCAGCAGACCTAGAGGCTGAATTGCGAGCTTTCTATACTGAATGCCTAAGGTTCCACGTGAAACCGTCTACTATAGCGATAGAGAAGAAATCAGCAGGTGTAACGCTATGCTCTGCTCTTAAACGCATTCAAGGGTTAGATATAACAGAAATAGAACGTACTAGCGCAAGCGGTAGTAAAACAGCAAGATTTTTAGAAATACAGCCTTATATTAAAAAAGGCTTGATTTCCTTGCCTAGATATGGCAGGCATACTAAAATGGTCATCGAGCATATGCGAAAGATCACAAGTAACAATTCTCATAGACACGATGATGTTTGCTTAGCAAAAGGAACAAAAATATCGACATTATTTGGGTACAAAAACATAGAGGATATTCGTGTTAATGATTTAGTTATAACGCCATTTGGCTTGGGAAGAGTAACGGGTTGCGGATTAACGCAATATGATGCGGAAGTTATGAGGTTTAGTGATCTAATAGGAACTTCCAATCATCCCATATTTGATGGCAATAAATTCTCTCGAATGGATACATTGTCCGACGCATCTAAATGTGATATATTGTCATTTGGGGGTATATTAAAATGGCAATACAAAAAACTATTATATTTAATGGAATCAAATACAGAATTATGGGGCAGGGAAGGTATTATCTTAGCCAATCAACAAGCAATAAAGGAAGGAGAAATGCTAAAGGACTTCATGTGGCAATTTGGGAATTTTATAGCGGTGAAAAAGTACAAAAAGGCTTTGTTGTTCATCACAAGGATGGTGATTATTTTAATAATGAATATAGCAATTTGGAGTGTATTTCTAGCAAGCAACATCTTAAATTGCATGGCAAAAAAAGATCAAAGAAACAATTGGAACATTTGGAAAAGATTAGGGAGCAAACTAAAGAATGGCATAGGAGCGAACAAGGTAGAGCATGGCACAGAGAAAATGCGAAAAATAATCTTGCCAAAGAGCGAAAATTTATTTGCATTGTGTGTGGGATGCAGTTTTCAGCAAAATCTTCCTGTGCAAAATATTGCAGTCATGAATGTTTTAAGAGAAATGACGCCAGAAAAGCAAGAGACCGTAGAGCGACAAGACGTTTACAACTTAACAGTTGAAAATTATGGTGTATACTATGCTAATAATATCTTAACTTCAAATTGTGATACAGCATATGATGCTATTAAAATGGCGTTAATTGACAAGATAGTGGCTAAATTATATGTAAATACTAGTAAATTGTATAACCAAAAATCTGTGAATGTGTTGGCGAATTACATGAGTAAATTAAACAGGGTATCGGGGGAAGTATGGCGACAGTAGCAAAAACTTATCAGGATCAGCTAGGTAGAATTAAAAAGAATGTAGAAAACGCTTATAATTATTTCAAGCCTAATTACGATCGTTGGCATGAGTTTCACAAGTTTATATTTCTAACTTCTCTAGGTGAAAAGGAGATTGAGAAACTTGATTTACTTGGTAAACCTATTTTAGAGTTTAACGTACTAGAAGCTTATGTATCGCGGTTAAGAGGGGAATTTTACAAGCAAGAGCCATCTATCGAGGTAGGTGCTTGTTATGAATCTAATGTCGATCCTAAAACGATAGACGTTGTAGAAGGTCATATAAGGCATATATTAACCACTGCCAATAACGACAATACCGAATACAATGTTTATACGGATATGCTAGCTGGTGGGTTTAGCGTAATGGAAGCCTTTACGGAATATGCCAATCCCATGAGCATGAAGCAGATTATTAAGTTTGGTCGGGTCTTTGACCCTACGCTATGTGGATTTGACCCCCTTGCAAGGCTTCCCCATAAGGGAGACGGTAGGTTTTGCTTCAAGATTTTTCCAAAGACTAAGGACGAATTTGAAGAAGAATATCCAAAGGTTGATATTAGTGAAGTAAAGTTTGAAAAGTCTACTGATGGGTTTAATTGGTCATATAATACGTCAAAAGAAGACATATTGTTGATTGTTGACTATTATGAAAAAAAGAAAAAGACGTTAACTATCGTAGAATTGCCTAATGGAAAGACTATCACGCAAGATGAATACAAGGAGTTAGTAGCTAATTGGACGGATATAACTCAACCCCCAGCGGTAGGAGAAAATAAAACTCGTAAAACCACAATAGAAACCATTTGTCGCTATAGGATGATTGAAAATCAGGTAATAGAATATGTGAAGACGGATTTCAAGATGCTGCCATTAGTATTTTGTGATGGAAATTCTGTGTTTTTGCGTGATAAAAGCGATGGCGTCTTACAACAACACACTCGTCCATATGTTTATAATGCTAAAGGCACGCAAAAGCTCAAGAATTTTGCTGGCCAAACTCTAGCAAATGAACTAGAGAATATGGTGCAGCATAAATGGGTAGTAGCAGAAGAAGCTTTGCCGGAAAAAGAGGAGTTTGTGAGGGCTTATACTAATCCTCAGCTGCCTTCTACGCTTGTTTATAAGGGATATATGGACAACAATCCTGATAAGCCTAACCCTCCTCCTACGGCAGTGCAAAGGCCACCAGCGCCCCCAGAAATAGCTCAAACTGTTGGCATGACTGATCAGCTAATCCAGAATATTCTAGGCTCTTATGATGCCTCTTTAGGGATTAATAATAACCAACTTAGTGGAGTCGCTATTGTAGAGGCAGCAACGCAATCTAATGCAGCAGCTATGCCTTACGTAGTTGGATTTATGCAGGCATTAAACCAGATAGCTCAGATCATATTGGACTTAAT